TCCATAGTCTGCCCAACTGTGCCATAGATGTTAGCAACGTTGGTTACAGTCAAGCCGGTCATAGCGATAGATATTAAGCCTTGCGCTGCCGCGTCTGCGGTTGCTCGTTTAGCGGGTGTGGTGGTGGCTGCCGATAATGTTCCGGTAAAACTGATTCGACTGATATGGATTAGCGGGGCAATTAAGTCAACACCCAATGTGGTGCTGAAATTTTGTATTAATGACATCCTATCGACGGCAATCTTTACTGTCGATCCTAAAGGATTGATGAGATAAAAAAACCCTGTCGTCGTTGCTGTGTGCGCCGCTGTCGGTATGGCCTGAGCGGGGATGACAAACTTATACTGCCCCGTGATACTGCGCTCACTGGACGGAATAAAATAATATTCCTCAACCGTGTTCGCACCGACCACACTTTCTTTGGTGCGAATCTTCTTGCCAGTATTGCCAGTATCTAAGGGTAATATAATTACTTGGTCTGTTTTTGCGGCCATTTATGCGTTACCCCTATTGATCGTAAACCCTGTAATGCTCACCGTTACGCCGGTTGAGATAGTTGCCGAGTTCAGAATTAAGTCAGTGCCTGATGTACCGGCGCTGCCATCAATCACGAAAGCGCCTGCCGATGTAGTAATTCTGAACCAGGTCGCAGTGCCGTTAGTGATACCCGTAGTGTTGGCTGGCAGACTGGGACCAAGAGCAGCAGCGGCGGCAGCAGCAGCAAAAGGGCTACCGAGCGGAAATTCAGCCAGCTTTACCGTTGCTGCGCCACCGGTTGCCGGTCTTGTGCCGTCATAGATTTGCAGTTTGCCTGCGCTGCCTACTGCCGCAGTAATGGCATCAAGCTGCGCATTGCGTAACGATGTTACATATCCTGCTGCCATGAACTACCCCAGGGCCGCAATCATTGCAGCTTTAGTCTCTGCAATCTTTTTTGTTAACTCGTTTAGCTCATCCTGCTTGGCGATGATCAGTGCATCCAGTTCAGCAGATTGAGCTTTTGTTATTTCAATTCCTGTCTGAACCTGATCACATTCGTTTTGCATATTAGCCAGTAATAAATCTGCATCGTGCTTTGCGCTCATACGGACATTATCCGCATCCGTTTGCGCGGCAAATAGCAGATCGGTTGCAGTTTGCTTAACCGCGAATAGCGCATCCGTCTCGGTCAGGATCAAGGCTCTGATTCTGGCTAACTCGGCGACATCGGCATCACGTTGGTTGCGGGCCTGGGTAGATGCGTCGTTAGCCTCTGCGGTGGCTTGCTCAATAGATCCGATCGACTCAATTAACTCTGCAAGTTTGATAACTGCAGAATACTGGGCGCTGAGCGTCTTAACGTGTGTAGCAATATCAATCATACTCATGGTGCGACTCTCCGAGATAACACGGTAATAGTGAGTGATGTAGTACCGTCGCCAGCGGTGACACGGGGTCTCAGGTAACGCACGATTTGGTCGACAGATAGAATGCCCGACGTGGTTATCGAAAGCGCGACGCCTAGATGATCTTTCAATGTTGAAAAATTGGTGCCGTCATTACTCCCTTCAATGAGTACAGTGCCACCAACGCCGAAGGTGCCTACTACCTGAACGCTCCTGTCGGCTTCGCCGAACTGTTCCATAACTGCACCCACATCAAGGCCGCTGAACGTCAGCGGGGTCCACTGCGTTAGATGGCCTTTATCGAATGCGTTGTTTAGGTTTGTATTAACGGATGCGATTGTGGCCATTACAGATTACCTGCGGGGTACAGCGCATAGATGCCGGTTGCCGTGGTTGATGTGGAAGCGATGATCGACGCATTGATCTTGACGATCTGCCCAGCACCTAAGCCAGTTAACAGAAATGTGCCGCCTGAAGCCAAAGTGCCAGCTACGTTGCCCGCTCCAGTGACATAAATACCAGCGCAAGGGCCACTTGGAATCACGGTTGCATCAGCTTTAGTAATGAGTTCACCTTCAAGCTCGGTGGTTTCTTTAGCGCCGACGGTATAACCCACTGTTGAAAATAATTGTCTTGGCATTAGCTTTTTCCTTGTAGTTTGTTAAGTAAGTCTCCGGCAGCGGTGCCGGGTTCAGTAGAGGTTTGGCCTAGATTCTTTGCGGCCTGACTGGCTTGAGTCATGGCTTCCTGTTTTTGGGCTTGCTGTTGAGCCTGGGCGCGTTGCTCACGGATTAGTGCCACCTCTTTACCTGGGATAATCAACTGCGGATCGATGCCCAGCTTGTCACTGTAGATTTCAGCCCAGTGATCAGGATCAAAGTTATCCAGCACATCGGGTCTTATGGTAGCAATCTGCCCCAAGGAGCCAACAAAGCGATCAATGCTATTAGTCGACACGGCTTTTTGTGCCTGGCTAAGCATCGATACATATTCGATGTTGAGGTCATGGCCCTGAAGTTCTTCTGGTGGAGGGGGTAATAGTCCAGCGGTTAGCAGCCGCTCAAATACTGTTTCGACCAAAGGATCCAAAAGCTCATTATTCAAGCGCTCGACCACTGGACCCAGCATCAGCATCTTTTCTTCGTTACGTGCAGCCACCTCAGTAGCGGTCATGCGGTTATCCTGCTGGCTTATCATCATGAACAAGTCAGAATAAAACGCGCCATTAATACGGGTGCGCACATCCTGAATATCCAGCAGTAAGGTTTGCAGATTTAGATTGACCTCATAGGCGGTCTTGATGCCTTGAGTACCCGAGCTGGCATCGTAATAACTGACACCACCCGGAAATAGCTCAACTTCCCGGTTCTTCATGCTTGATGGCACTTGCACCGGTGGGTTGGCCTGATAGTCAATCGCCTGTGACTTTCTAAACTGTTCGGCCTGTAGCTGCTTGATATCGCCTAATGCCTCCATGCCCGGTGAAATGCCATAGATATCGCCACCCACGGTTTGCCAACGTGGTGACACACAAGGGAAGGTCTTGTAACCGGATTCTCTAAGTACCTTGTCAGTGCCCGCATTGCGTTCAAAATACACTGACTTCCAGGGCATATTGACAGCATCTTTCTTGGTAGCGTCACGATCGGCTCTGGGCTCAATCGCATGGATAATAGTGATCCATTGCTCCAGATTGCCGCGTTGATACGCTGACTTGACATGACTTGAGCAGTTGTTCAAACCAAACTCGCCAACAATCTCGCCAACGGTCTTGTCAAATTCACGGTACAGCGTGACGACCTTGCCTTTCCAGTCAGTCATAATCGCATACTCGCCAACCGTAAAAGGATGTAGATGAATGATGTTGTCGTAGTCTTCAGCAATCAGCGCCGAGGCAGTACCAAAGGCGCCCAGTTCCTCATACATCGAATGAAGAACCCGGTAGACGTTGGACTTGGCCATCACATCACCCACCTGATCAGTCACCGCTTGTAGCCAGACCTTGACCGGTTGTGAAGTCATCAGGTCAGTATCGGTAACCGACAGTTTAAACCACGGCCGTGACGGTGAGGTCATCCCCGACATCATGCCCGCCGCCAATACCCGAAGCGCCTTGGTGCCGGTCGAGTCATAAATGGTATTGTGACGCTTGAAGCCGCGGTTACGGTCGCTGGTAAAATAGCGGCCATTAACGGGCAGCAGGTTCAGCGACACATCAGACCAGTGCGCCAACCAGCTGGAACGCTCTTTCTTAAGGGCAGCCCAGCGGCTGTTGAGTAGCTTTAACTGATCCACTACTGACCCAGCAAGGTTTTCTTGCCCAGGGTAACTGCCGAGGTATCACCCTGACCGCCGGTCAACAGCGTAGTGCTGGGAGTAACCCCGCCTTGTGCCACATTGGCTGCAGAGGTTTCCGCCTTGACCGCCATCACATCCGGCGCTCTGGCCAGTTGCGGTGGTGGCGGTGGAGGTGGAGGAGGTGCAGGTGTTGAAGAGCCGCCAAAACACATAATAAAATCTCGCTGTAAAAAGTTACCGTGAGTGTAAAACATGATTACATTATCATCCGCACCTCGGATCAAACCAACGGGTGCGGCACTTGACAATATCCCTGATCGTCGACTTGCTGCAGTCAAACTTCAGGGCAATGGCGGCATAGGTTAAGCGGTCAGAATCTTCGGGATCGCCTAACTCTCTGATCAAGTCACAATCATGGTCTGATAGGCGGGCTTTGGGGTGTCGCTCTCCATGCACCTTGCACATTTATTTTATCTCATCGCAAAAGGATCATGGCCACGCATGGCATCGGCTTGGGGTCGGTTACTGCTGTGCTGGAGTGACGACTTGGGAATAACCGGATAAGCAAAGGTCAAGGCCAGGGCGTCGCCCATATCCGGAGAAGGTAAGCCGCGCTTCTTGATATCGTCTTTAGATTCCAGCTGAATCTTGCCAGCCGAGTTGTAAAAGTAGGTGGGAGAGGCCAGGTCCTGCTTCAAGCCGATATCATTGGGAATACAGCCGCCGCCGGTCAGCCAGTCTTTCAGTTCGCACCACATTTCGGCGCGCTTGTTTAAGTAGCGGCCATCGGTAGGCTTGCCAGCAAAGGCCACCTCAGTGACCTCATGGCCCAACTGCCTGAGCCTGTCGATTACACCAGAACCTGCACCAGCATCGATAAACACCGCATCCGGTTGTTTGTCCATCATTTCACTGGCTACCCGTTGCGCCAAAGCCATGTTATCAATGCCGCGTAATACAATCGGCGTATGCGTTGCCAGGCCTTGACGCATAAAGATAACCGAGCGGTCATCACCAAAGCGCGCCGGATCTACACCCATGATCTTCGGAGCATAGTGGATATCAGCATCAGGTATGCGGCGGGTAGCTCCTGCCTCTACATCCGACAACGACATCAACTGATCATCGCCAGCCGCAGTAAAGTCACACAGATATTCCCTTGCAAATGAGGTGTCTGCCATGTCCCGGCGTAACCGTTCCACCTCAACCTCATCCAATGAATGAGTGTCATAAACCGTATAGCGTGCCGCATGCCAGTCATCGTACCCACCCGAACCCGCACGAAAGTACAACTCTGAAAACAGATTGATGCCGCTCGGGGTTCCTATGAACAGCGCCCATCCCAGCCGGTCTGACAGCGCCGGTTGAATAATATCCTGCCAGACTTCAGTCTTGATTTGCGCCACCTCATCGATGACCACGCCATCCAGTCGCACCCCGCGCATACTGTCCGGATTGTCGGCGCCATAGATCCGGATCAAAGCGCCATTGGA